TTAATAAACATTTTGAGTAAATAAAAACAGATGTAAATCTTTAAATGTGTATATAAATATTTATTGAGAATTTTCTTCATTATTATTCTCTTTAGCTCTTCCCTGAGTTGTATTAATTGGCTTCAAAAACATATCGCGAGTAACTATATCATTAACATAACTAGATTGTAAAAATGGATTTACTCCACGTTGGGCAATCATTTGACGATCTGCCATTTTCGTGTCAATTGATTCACGCCTTGTTCCACTGGAATTTTGATTTCGTGAAAACGAAGAATTCGTAATATTGATTAAGTCAGAATCTTGATTAAAAAATGTATCATCTGCTAAAGATTGATTAATAGCATTTGTTTGACTGTCGTATTCGTATTCTATATTTTGTTTCTCTTGTTGTTTTTCTTGTTTTTCTGGTCTGGCACTCTTATAATATGCTTCACCTGTGCTCCATTTCCAAGTATTCATTATTATAATACTTTTTAAAATAATGAATTTATAAACTTATAATTGTCCTTCCTTTATAATTACCATATTCTTAGTAAACATAAATGCATCTTTGTTAGTTCGTCTTCGTTTCAAATTACATTCTAAACATGCTATTAATAAATTACCACTATTATGGCCTATATCATTATTAATTCTGTCAAGAGACCATTGTTTCATTTCTCTAACTCTTTCATACAAAATATAGACTTCTTGAGAACAATATTTACATTTCATTTTAGACTCAAGTAACAGTTCAATTACTTCGTTAAATTTAACCAAGTTATCTTCGTTTAATCTTTTCTTTAATATATCCTGTTGCTTATAACTACATATTTTTGTTTTTATGTGTGATGTTATTAATGCTGTATATTTATTCTTTTCTAATGTTTCATTCTTTATACATTCTAAAATATTCAATTGGATTTCTTGAGATAGTTGCTCTTCATTTAATCCCCAAGTTTGGGTTTCTACTCTCATTTTTCTTTCCTTTTCGTAATTTATGTTTTTTGTATTCGTTTTTATATTTGTGTTTATATTTTTACTTTTTTGTGTGTCTGCAATAATTATATGTTTTGTATTACTGTTTTCGTTATTGGGATAATCCATCATTTCCTATAGCCTATACTAACAAAAAAAGACTTTATAATAAAACCAATATAAAAAGTATATGTAATATAACTGTTTTATTATATATAAAAAAAGTGAGTTAAAATCTATTTAACATATTATATTATAAATGAATAAAGAAACTCAAAATAGCGATTGTAACGAACTTAAAACATTAAAATATAAATCTATGATTTTAAATGGTATGCCTTGGCCCGAAAGTAAATCATCTACCGATCTAGCTAATCTAGATAAATTTCTTGAAAATGAAAAAATAAACAACGCCAGTGAACCTTGGAGTAAACTGGATAAAACAGCTAAAATTAAAAAATTATCCTTATTTGCGGTTGTATATAAAACACAAAATAACTTATCTGACGATGAATATAACCGGCTTATTTCTTTTTTTAGAGATTGTTTGGATAAAAAGAAATTACAGCGAGTGAAAGATGTAAGTTATAATAAAGATACTGGTGAAATTAAAGACATACCTGCATTATATTTCAATAAACCAACAAACCATTTCACATTAAAAAATGTCGATAAGCGTGTTTCAACCGTAAGAGGTCTCGCTCCTAAGAAAAAACAGGGAACCGCTAAAAATCTTAAGGTAATCGATACTGATTCTGAAAACGAAGATTAAATTAAATAAAATTGATTTTTGTATTGATATAGAAATAAAATATATAACAATATAGAAACACAAATGACCGAAAATACCGATTTATTAGATATAACAGAACAGATTATTCCAGAAGAAGACCCACGTTTCTTTAACGATGAAGAGTCGTTAGAAATATATCAAACATGTATTCATCTAATGGAAGAATTTATTGCAGATAATCCAAAGATTATTTCAGAACCTGATTTTGACGAGATATTTGATGAAAATATTCAAGAATTAATGCACTCTCATTTTGATTTTGACATATTTTATACGGAAGAATCACAAGAAGAAATGGAAGAAATCATTGAACACTCCAAAACCGATTTCTTTAAAGATCATATGCCACCTCGTTCTTATCCTGATACAATTATTTTAGAGGAACCTGACCACGAATATATTAAAGAACAATTGGATATTTTAAGAAATAAACCTCAGCCTACTCAACGAACAAAAGAATGGTACGAATTTCGCCATAATTTAATTACAGCTTCCAATGCCTACAAAGCATTTGAAAATCAAACAACACAAAATCAGCTTATTTATGAAAAATGCCAACCATTAAATCAACATTTATATGTAGACGGTGATGACCTTGAAGATAATGAAGATAACGAAGATTTAAAAGAAATTAAAGAAATAAAAGAAATAAAAGAGATTAAAGAAATAGTTATGGTAAACACTAACACTACTTTACATTGGGGGCAAAAATACGAACCATTATCCGTCAAATATTATGAACACGTATATGGCACGAAGATAGAGGATTTTGGCTGTATTCAACACGAGACCTTCTTGTTTCTAGGGGCCTCTCCGGATGGCATCAATGTGGACCCAGAAACAACTAGATATGGTCGTATGTTGGAAATTAAAAATATAGTTAATCGTGAGATTGACGGCATCCCTAAAAAAGAATATTGGATACAAATGCAACTTCAAATGGAAGTCTGTGACCTAGATGAATGTGACTTTTTAGAAACGAAGTTTACTGAATATCCCGATGCAGCTGCTTACGAAAACGACACATCACCCGAAACTTATGAAGACGAAGATGGAGTTGAATTTAATAACATTTGTTTATCAAAAGATAATAAAATGAAAGGCGAAATAATTTACTTTCATACAAAAGAAGGCAAACCATTTTATGTATATAAACCACTAGATATAATTCATCCTTTAGACATTATCGAGTGGAGAGAAAAAGTAATTGATTGCTATACACAGAATCAACAATTATCATACACATTTATGAAGACACTTTATTGGAAATTACAGGAAGTAAGCTGTGTGTTAGTTTGTAGAAATCGTCAATGGTTTAAAGATAATATAAAGGATTTGGACCAACTGTGGTCAATCGTAGAAAAAGAACGCGTTAGCGGTTATGAACATCGTGCCCCTAATCGCAAACAAAAAAAGGAAAATATTGTTGATTTAACTACAAAACCTAATGGCGGCTGTTTGTTGCAATTTAATAAAGATACTGGAAAAATTACTGTTGTTAAAACTGATTCTAATTCATAAAATGCAATTATTTCCTGTGAACCTTATATTTGTGTTGTCTCTTAGTCTTCTTAGACTTCTTCTTTTGTCTATTTTTTATTGTCTTCTTCTTTTTCGCTTTATTTTTTATTTTACCGCCTTCTAAGTTGAGATTTTCAATTTTGATGTCTCTAGGAGAAGCCTCTATTTTTTGTATTTTACTTCTTATGGTTTGTAACTCATTTTCAACTGGTTGTATTTTTTCTAAAAATTCAGGAGTGAATTCTGTCCCTATTTTATTTATTGGGAATTTTGATTGATTAACTAGGGTTGCATATTCTTTTTCTATATACGTTAGAGAGTTATAAAGTTGACCTAACATATGTTGAACGTTTGCATCTTTAAACTCACAAATAATATGTTTTATATATCCAGGCTCTTCTTTATTTACAATTCGTATTATTTTTGACTTTTCAGTTTCAATATCATATGCGTCTTGTATTACATTATCGAATGTGTCATCATTTCTAATACTTTCATCACCTTTAAATCGTTTAATCATTGCTATATTAGTCTCACCTGTAAAGCAATTTGAATAACGTCCTGATAATTTAGAGTTTATTACAAAACCAAATTTAGTGTACAAACATAATGCATTTACTTTTGTGAAACCACCAGCTATTTCTAATAATCCTAGGTGTATAATTGGCGGACCAAAATACGGAATATTTATATCTTCCGGGGGTCTTAATTCTTCTAATCTTTGGTTATAATCTGTTTTTCTTGGATGACTTAAAATGGTATATAAATATAATCCTAATAATATATTTCCACAGCTATAACATTGTTTTGAACATATCAAATTTAATGCATACGCGTTA